GTGTCATCGATTTAATAAAAGTTAAATCGTTGATTAAAAATATTTGTTTATTCAGGTAATTTCTTTTCGCTTTTAATATTTTCATTTGCTTTTAACATTTGTTGTAACTCTTTTGTACTGCCTACAAACAAAGCATTTTTAATTTGTGGTGAAGCCGTTTTTGGTAAATCTTTTAATTCTTTTAACTTCTTTTGTAAATCTTGTAATTTATCCACTGTTTGTGCTACATTTGTAATCAGTTGGCCGGCTACTTCATAGGCCCTTGGATGTTGAGATTCTTTAGCAATTTCAAGTATGCCTTCTATTGCTTGTTGGCCTTTTTCAATAAGATTATAATAGTTTTCTCTACTGTAATCGTAATCGTTATCAATGTCAGCTTTATTATTGTCTTTGACACGAGGCACTGGTGGATTATCTACTTTGATTATAGTCTCTAATGTAGGTTTATATTCAGAATCAATACCAAGTATTTCATTTACTTTATCATCAAGTTTAGTCATAACAATATTATTTATGTTATTTTATCTAGCCGTTACTGGTAATCCAGTTGAAGAAACAAATGGGTTTTCGGCTATTGCAAAACCAATATATGTTGTTCCACTTGCATTTCTATCTGTATCAGTTGCTCTACATTTAAAACCATTTGATAATAAATCAATTTGGTTGGAACTAGTTTGAGAATCAGATAGATTTGGTGCTAAATTATAATCATTTCCATTACTAAAACTATTCCAAGATATTTTCCAGTTTCCAGTTGCGCTTGATGCTTTGGTCAAAACAAATGCTGGTCTAAATCCTGTGTAAACAAATGGTCCATTAGTACTACCATTCCCAGTATAAGAAAATGCTTTGCTATATCCTTTTATTTCAGCGAAGCAGTAGGCAATATGTGTTCCACCACTTGAATTTACAGAATTATGAGGTGTGCCAACACTAAATACAGAACTTGTTGGTGCTGTATTATTCCATTGTGTTCCATTTTGAACTGCAACAGTAAAATCTAATACCATAAATTTAGTAGCACCTAAACTACTATGAAAACAAAACCAATTAAAACCAGTATCATTTCTTCTTTTTACGATATAAAAAGATGGTGCAATACCTAGACCATGCCCCACAGTAGCATTAACACCAGTTCCAGTATAACTTACAATACTAAATCCTGCTGTTGTATTAACTGATACTGTGCTTGTGATACTTCCTGAAGTGTTTGATACAGTTGTGTTTGAAGCTAACCAATTCCAACTAACATAATTATTTGTATTAGTATTTATTTGTGCAAGAGTGCCAATACTAAATCCATCTGAATTAAATGTAGTTAAACTTTGTACTTGTGTTGTTTCAGCATCATCTGAGCTTGAATATAATTCTTTAGTAGCACCTCTTATTATATCTAGTAATCTATGATGATTAGCTGAAGTTCTATCTTTAATCCAAACCCAATCAGGTTTAAATCCAACACCAGTAATTGATTGTGCTGAACTAGTACCAGTATAAAGAACTGTATTAAAATAAGAACTTCCTTTATCTATTGTTGTATATGCCATAGTCTATCCGTATAAAGCTAAATTTTTTGTGCATAAAGAATAGTACCCACTTGGTACAGAATAACTGAAATTACCATATCCAGCACCATCAGTATATGAGTTAGCACTATAAATAGGTGAACCGAAATTCATTTGCCATGTTGAAGTCCCAGCATTTCCTTTTCCAACACAAGGAAGTAAATATTTTCCATTTAATGAAGTAGAAGAAAAATCAACCGCACCTGTTTTTGACGCACCAGAAGTTGGTACTCCTGAATTTCTCCAAGTTCCATTTACACCCATATAAAGTGCTTTGTTATCGTAATCTAAAGCAAACATAATAATATCATTTGTTGCTGGATTTGAACCCCAACTACCAGAATAACTAGAACTTAATAACCACATTCCAGTAGTTGCTTCATTCCAAGCTATACCTGTAATATGAGGTGCTACTTGATTTGACGCATCCTCTGGCATAACTCCATATCTATCAAATCCACCTTTTTGTGTCCATTTAACTTCCCAATAAAATTTACCATTAATAACACCTAAAGTTGCTGGTGTTCCTGCATCAACCGCAGATATTGTAACTTCTAAATTACCATTAGAAAATGTATGTCCACCACTTGGTGTTACATTTAAAGGATTCAAAGTACAAAAATTATTACTAGGAGTATCTGTGCTTTGATCTACGGATGTTAGATTATTTACTGTAAAATTATTTCCATTACCTGATGAATCTGTGCCAAGTGAACCAGAGGATGCAAACTTTAAATAAAATCCATTAGTGCCAAAGCTACCAGTATATGCTTTTGGAATCCATATTCCTGATGTTGTATCTGTTTCGCCGAATGATGATGGGGTTAGTTGCTGACCATCAATGAAATAGATTTCAGACATATATCCATCAAAAAAATAAGTTGTAATGCTGTAATAAAAACAACCAAGAGCAAGAACTTTTCCTGTTTGATTTAAATTCCAATTATAATTTTGAGAAGGATATGTTTCTGTACTAAATGAAGTTACTTGAGAACCATTAACATATATTTTTACTCTATTAGAAGCTGTTGCCTGTGTTGTGTCAGTTGCAACAATTATATGATACCAAGCAGACACATCTCTAAATTTTTGATTTGTAACTAATGCTAAAGAAACAGCATAATTGTAATCATAAATTTCAAATACATCATTATTAGTAAAATTAAAAACTAAAATATTATTATTTGCAGTATCTTGCTGACAAATTCCAAAATTTTGATATGTTCCTAATTTACTTCTTTTAACCCAAACAGAATAAGTCCATTTTTGTCTATCACCAGCACTTTGTGTTCTTGATAAATAATCAGAACTACCAGAATTAAATCTTAATGACTTTCCAACTGTGAAACCACTTACAGAATTAGCACCTAATATTAGAGGCATTAAATTACCTCTAGTTTAGGAAATTCGCCGATTGGTCTAGTTGGATTTGTTTCGCCAGTATATTCAAATAATGCTTTTAATTCATCAACAGAATTACAAGCATTAATCATAGCTTCCATTTCGTTTGATTTTGCTCTAACAGCAGTTCTAAATGTTGAAATATTAGCTGGTATCTCTTTACCAGTTTCTGATTTTCTAATCACATACCAGTCGTTAGATTGTAATAGTCCAGCAGATTGAGATTTAATCATTAAAATCTTTTGCGATTTTAAACCTTTAATAACTACTTGCACACCATCTTGTAATACTGGATCTCCATTTTCATCTACTGCATTAACATTTTCTAATTGCTTAGGAGTTGCAGTTCCCCATTTTCTAATGGCTTTACCATTTTTAAATTCAAATATCTCATTCGTATTATTATAATACGATTCATCTTTTAAATTAGAAGAATCAGTTTCTATTTCATAGATTCCAATTGCGTTTTTTTCAGCATTAGACCAAAGAGTAAATATTTGTGATGAATACTTATTGCCATTTAATTCAAAAGATTCTGGGTTTGCAAATACTTTTGTTATCTGATTATTGATTACAAGTGCGTACATTATGTTATACTCAGGTTAAGGTTTCTACCAGTTTCTTGCCAAACTGTACCATTGTACTTAAATACAAATATATCAGCTTTTGAAGCAGTAGTTGTTAGTGTTGGTGCAGTATCGCCAGTAAATTCATAAGCACTATTAAAAGTTAATGTTCTTGAACCAGTGCCATCTTGAATAACTGTTAAAGCTATAAATTGACCAGCAGCACTATTAGTTGGAGCAGATAAAGTTCTGTTGCCACCTAATGTTACTTTTGCAACAGGTGAAGAGCCTACATCCCAAGTAATTGTAGCACCATCTGTTAAAGTTGCCTCTGCATTATAGGCACCATCATTAAATAACACTAATCCTGTTCCTTTAGTTGTTATGCTTAATCCAATATTTGTATCACTACCAGTGACTGATAAATCTGGTCTATTTCCTGTAGCTGCATTTGTTACTGTAAATTCATTTACTGCTGAAGCAGTGGTTGTAAATTTTATTTGTTCATTACTATTAGCGTCAGCAATAAAACCACCACTTGCTATTTTAGGTGCTGTTAAAACTGTAGATGATAAATCTAAAGGCGTTGTTAGTTTAGCTCCTGTTAGTGTACCATCGGCCACATCTGAAGCAGTCACAGCACTGGCCGCTATCTTTGCCGAAGTAACAGCGTCATTTACTATTTTATCAGAGGTAACAGCGTCATTTGCTATCTTTGCTGTGGTTATAGCATCGGCCGCTATCTTTGCTGTGGTTATAGTACCACTGGATATTTTATCAGCAGTAATAGCGTCGTTTGTAATTCCTGAAGATGTTATTTTTGTTAGTGGCATT